ATTACCCTCAGTTCCATCTGCCAGCTCCTCATACATCTTAAATTTATGCTCTCTGATTATCGTTTCTTTTTCTCCAATTACGGCATCGTATCTTTGCTGTATATAATCATTCTTAAATCTTGGGAATGAAAGAAGAATTACTTTTCCAAAGTCTGGGAAACGAGAGTCTACTGATGCCCTGTACATATCATACACCGCACTACCCGTTTTTGCCTGATCGTGTCCTGTTGTATTTTCAATTGCAAAGCCAGAGATTTCATCAAGGATAACAACAATTACGTTGTAGCCTTCCCAAGCTTCACGCTCTGAGTGACCAGAGTGGACGGTGATTGCTTTATTAAACTGTATTTCTGATGCTTTGGCATAGTACTTACCGACAAACCATGGGGACTTATCTATGCGGCTTCTAAAGCCTTTAAAAAATACATTGCTTGCCTGCTGAGAGTTTATAGCAATATTAATAATATCGATAGAGTCCCCTGGAGGTTTACCGTAATATGTAGCGGGATCCTTTAGGCATAATAGTAAATATACTATATAGGCTACAGCAATTGTTGAACAGTAATCTTTTCCAGAACCTTTGCCGAGTTGGGCTACTACTTCGTTAGCCGTTTGCTTAAACCTGGTATGGCCTTCTTCTTCTCCGAACAATTTTTTTAATGTAGACTCTTTATATATCTGTGAACTTTTTTCAATTAAAGTATATTGATATTCTGAGAGTTCTGGAAGACCTAAGTAGTTTGGATCATTGACAAATGTACGTAAGTCTACAGGCTTTTCTTCAAACTCTTCGCCGTCAAGGATATCAATTAAATCAGAAAAATCAAATGACATTAAATCCCTTTCGGTACTTTTATATAGTTAAATAAATTATTTGAATGTGAATATCTAACATCACTCTTTAATTCATCTACTCCATGAAGACAATGTTCTTCTGAGCTATGTATTACTAAATCACCTTTTTTAGGTTGATACTCTATGCCTTGATTTGGATAAAACAATCTTCCTCCATCGAAATCATTAAAGTACATGACGAGGCCCCATATATTATTTTTTTCTAATGTGTACTCTTGTCCCTCAGTGTAAAGTTTGCTTGCTGCTATTAAGTCTAAGAAGTCATGATTATCTGAATGTAATCCCCAGGTTGCACCTTTTCTCATCCGCACAATGCTAATGTTTTCTGCTAGATATATTCCTTCTTCTAGTTTGTCAGACAGCCTCTTCTTTATTGGAATTAGATGGTCTATGGATCTATTGGATGTCTTATGACCTTCTCCAGTAGTATTGAATCTTCCAACCCATTCTTCTTCTGTAAGGGACTTGGCAATATCTACAATAGAATTGCATTCTTCTTCTGTAACAAAATTATGATACACATATATATCTTCGCCTATTTTTTCAAATCCATCTTTATTGAACATTGTTTGTAACCTCTGCATCTATATACACAGGCTCTACTATTCCAGTTATCTGAGACAATCTCTTTGCAACATCCATCTTGCATTTAGGGCACCCTGCGGTAACTTCTTTAAGTATACCTACAAGTATCTCTTGCTTTCTTTCAGTCTCTGCAAGTTGTGATGCAATCTCTGTATTCTCTAATACTCCCACTGATTGAAGCATTGCTATTCTTTTTGTTTCAATATCTGCTATAAGCTTTAAGGCTCCCGCCTTAACATTTAGTTGGCCTTGGGTATCTGCGTCCTCTACGGTTTTCCAGGCCTCTTTGATGAGCATTGCGTAGTGTTGGTCCGCTCCAGATATTGCCTCTCTTGCACGGTCACGAATATTGCTATCGTTATGCACAACAGACTTCCACTCGTCTAGGTACTCTAGAACTTCTTTCCTTGAGTACCCAGTGATAGTTGCTATCTGGGTTGCTGAATTGCCCTTCAAAAGCTCTTCTACGACCTTATTCATGCGGTCAAAATGTACTGCTGGCTCTAATTCGCTCATATATAAATTATACCACGTTTTAGTTGACTAGGACTTGTTGGCAATTTTAAGAAGGATAAGGTATCCAATTAGATCATCAATATCATTATCTCCAGGAAAGGCCTGATCATTCTGAATTCTATTTAGCTTGTCATCAATACGGACTCTAATCTGTTCTTTTGAATCCGCCTTTGAAAATATACGAATTGGATCTAGCGCCGAGTTTCCATACGACACATTCTTTTTAATTAGCATCTCTGCCATCTCTAAACACTCAACAATAATTTTTTGTCCTGATGGTGCATCTGTTGCAATTAATTGAAGGTCGGTTATCCATGCCTGGTACCCGCCCGATTTATTTGGGTAGTCGCTCATTTTTTTCTTAGCAGTCCAAACTCTTGTAAATATCTCTGTATGGTCATAGCAGAGACACCGCACTCTTTACCTATTTCTGTAACCGTTTTCTTTTGTACTATGTACCTTCTGTACAGCCAATCTTTACTCTGATAAAGTTTCATCGCTTAGTAAGCACCTGGTTACTATAATGTGCAATACCAAAGCTATCTGCAACATCAAAATCCACAATTTCTAAACCATACTTCTTGTTAAAGTAGTCAGCAGTTCTCTGCTTCCTCATATTTCTTAATTGATTTTTATACCAGGATTCTGCGTAGCCTGGGTTCAATAATCTTATTGCAGACTTCTCATCTTTTGTCGGATTCTTGTTGCCAATGTACGCCTGCCACGAGGATGGGCTAATAGTAATAACCTTAGCACCAGTAGACATAAGCTCAGCAATAACAACTCCATAGACATAAGACAATTTTATCACAGCATCGGGTGATCTGACAAGTATCGCACCCTCTACAGCAATATAATCACTCTTCAATTCATCTAACATCATTGCCATTTTGTTTTTTGCATCGTAAATTTTTTCATATATATCTTCACCAACTAGATTAATCTTGCCCCATTTTAAAGGAACATCGTCCTCCATTAAACAAAAAGCTATAGAGTTTGTAGAGGCATCTATGCCCAAAACCCTATTTGCTTTTGTCTTTACTAGGCTAGCTAATTTCATTTATAATCTCTGCAACTAAATCTTTTGTCTTCTTGTAGTTAATTTTTTGACAAGAAGAGCAAATATTTTCTGCATTATACCTACTTAAATCAGACTTACATTTTTTGCAATGTCTAACTGCACCATTTTTAATTGCCTTCTTTTCATAGTATTTTTCCATGATCCTTTTATTTGTTGCAATTCTACAGCACTCGTCAGAACAATACTTTTGGTTATGAGTTTTTGCGTTGAACTCTTTTTTACATTCTAGGTTTATGCATATCATATAACTGGAACCTCAAACAGCTCAATCTGAACTGTACCAATCGGGGTATCTTTACTGTAGCATTCCTTTTTGATAGGACAATATGTACAAGGCATTTTAGACTTAGTTGCCCCAGCAGGTCTCATGGGGATATCGCCGTCTTTAAAGTTGTCGTATACTTCTTGCATCCAGAGGAATGCATCTTCAATGATCTTCTTATTCTTCTCATTCATTGAAATTGGTATGATTAATATTTCTTGTGTATTTTTATTCTCATACAAAAAGAATCCCTCTTTAGCATTTTTTAGCTTCATATAGGTAAGTAGCTGAAGCATATGGTTTGCTGATGACTTCATCTCTGATTGACGAGTATCCCATACCTCTTGCTTTGCCGTCTTAATTTCTCCAATTACCGTTTCGCCATCATATTCCATAATTAGGTCTATAAATCCTCTAATCGGTGGATACTCATTAACTATCTCTTCTTCTTCCGCCCGCCATTCAGGCATAGTCGATATAAGTTTTTGAAGTCTTTCGTGAGCCTGTGTTCCTTGCGCCATGTTAGCAATTGCTACAGCATCATTATCGTCAATAAATACTGCTCCAGAAAATGCCATATACCAGTATCTAGGACACTTTCCGTGACCATAACCTAAAGAACTTGGACTAAATGTTTTCTTAGTCATTGATCCATCTGCACGTTTGGTATCCCTATAAGACTTGTCAAGTAGATCTGCAAATTTTTCTGGGTCAAAGAACTTTCCAGTATGTTTTTTAAACTTAAGGTTCTTTACAATATCTCTAGCCATTATTTGGTACCCACAACTTTTCTTTTCCTTTATTATGATATCTAGCCATAACAAACAATAAGTCTGATAGACGATTTAAATACTTAGCAATGTTTGGGTTTACGTTTTCGATCTTCCAAACCTCACGCTCTGCCCTTCTTACAACGGTCCTTGCATTGTGCAGTGGGCCTGTTGGTAAAACAAAAGATCTAAGAGGCTCTAGATATTCATTGTAGTCATCAATTACATTTTCTAAATATGTCACTCTGTTTTCAGATATTGTTATTGTTGGGGCACCTGCAAGCTCTGCACCAAGATCAAACAAGTCGCTCTGAACTCTTTCAATAATATCATTATACTCATCGGTTGCCATTCCAATAGCAGAGTTGGCCTCATCTACAGCACCTATCGCTTCCATTATAGGGCTAGTCTTAGACACCCTTTCGTTATTAGCGTTAGAGGTTTGCCCATCATCGCCAGTTTTAGTATAAATTTTACTTAGTGTTACCATCAATGACCCCTTAAAGAACGCCAAACATCTACTGCAATTTCATTAACTACAGATAAAGCAAAAACTGTTATAAAAAGCTGAGCAATAATTAATACTGGAAAAGATTTATTCTTAACCTTTTCTTCTAATAATTCTACGGCCATCTTACTTCTCCTTTAGTAGAAAATACTAGGCCAAGGTGGTCTCCTGGTTCGACAAAAGTTTCATTAATTCCCTTTTGTGCCCAGCCCCATTCATTTCTTGGAAATGGCAAGGCCTGATTCTTTTTTACTAACACGGCCCAATATGCATTTTCTGGTGGCATGTCTTGGCATTTTTCAACACTGTTGTTGGGAAAATTATTTACTCTGCAGACAACAGCATTTCCATACTTTACTGTTCCCTCTATATTATACCCATTTGTCTTTAATAGATCTAAAGAATTAACTTTACCACTGGCACCGACGCATTTCTTTTCTACTGTAGAATTATTTCCGTAGTCTACGTATAGGTTAATGCACTCTGGTTGATTAGAATTTAAAACAAACAATCCTATTGCTGAACCAATAAAAATAAACACCAGCATAATTCTTTTTTGAATCATTAGTTATACCTAACCACATACTTAAGTGCATCTACAAGTTTGTCTATAGACTCCTTTACTGAATAATATACGTTCTTCTTATTGTTATTTACTGTGCCAGCTTTATCTTTTGCAATAGTAGAATATACAGAAGCCATGACTCCAAATTTTGTCGACATTGCTTGAAGTTCCATAATTAAAACTGGAGCTTTTGCAGATGGAACTTCTGGATTCATTAGGATTTTTACAACAATTGCAAGAGCTTTATCAAGATGCTCGTCCTTCATATACTCATGAAGGTCATTGAACTCCGTAATATCACTAATAAGCTGTAGGGTATTCTTATCCTCTGTCATTTTTAATCCTCTTGTCCCAGTAATCTATGAATAGCCCTAGTGGGTATCCAGTAATAAAACCTATCATTAAACCTAATAAAAACATAGTCATTAGAAGAATAGCCTCCAGATTCCATCGCACTTTACACCGAATCCTTGTAAAGTAATTCTTCTATCGGTACTAAACGGCGCTGTTGAAAACCCAACTGAGTGCCACTGCTCTCCGCTTTGAATTAACATGTTGCCTGGGATATGATCAATCACCTCTGGTATTTTATTTAAAATGCTTTCATTAAAAACTTTTTCATTGTATGGGTTTTCATTATAATCATATTCTTTATAAAGCTTTGAAGACTCAGAGCTTGAATAAAATCCGAAGTCTTCTTGATCCCATAACAAAAATGATGCACCATTCTTTGGCATCTCTAGGGCAAGTGTAAACGCAATTGTCTCTTCTTCTACATCGCTATATCTAGACCATATATACTCAAGACATCTCTCTTGTCCGTCTGTATGCAAAGACACCCTGCCACGCCGTGGCTCTTCTGGCTCTTCTACAATATCATTTGGTCTTGCTTCCCCATAAATAAAAAATCCTGGGATGGGACCATCTACAACTAGCTCGGCTGGACCGTACTCTTTTTCTATATAATGCAAAACCTTATTATATAGGGTTGAAAAATTCTTTTGCAGTAGACTATTGCTTTCTTTAATTAAATTAATTCGTTCTTCAGTTACATCTCCGTATGGCTCTATATCAAGATATGTTGCAGTCCCTAACGTATAGTGGTGTGTAGGTCCAACAACTCTTTTCCTCCAGTGCTCACTTAGCAAGTCTATCTTATTTACATATACTTCACACTCTTCTTTAGACAAAATATTAATAACTGTATGCTTAGCCATTATAATTTTCCTCCCAAAACTGTATAAGTTCTTCTAAAATCGACCATTCAATAATCCCTAACCTAACCTTTGAATCTTTTCCTATAATAATTTTTAGTGCTGGATGCATATCTCTATTTACTTTAAAGGTATCTGTACAAATCTTTGCCCAGCTATCTTTGTTTAGAGTAAATGATGATCCTGCTTCTTTGTAATCTACAAGGAACTGCTTCCATTGTGCATCACCCTTTTGATAATCTCCACGCCCAGAATTCTTCTGTGCTTTTGCGCCGTCTCTTTTAACTTCTGATCTTTCTGACATTACCCAACACTATACCTTGTCTCATGTCCATCTTTACATACCCAACTCATCTCCATTGTTTGGTTATTAAAGTTATAAGAGTCAACATATAAATCGCACTTTGAGCA